TTATCAAGTTTGTATCCTTGTTTAAGTAATTCTTGCCACTCTGCTCTTTCAATTTCTTGCTTTGCTCTGGTTTCTTTCATTTCTGCTGCCCAGGCATCTCTCAATTCTTGTGGATAGGCATCTTCTTCACGATCATCCCAGAATGATCCTATAGTATATCTAACTCCACTAGTAATAAGTGTTACCTCATGCATATTATTAAATCCGCCATCAAATGCAGCAAGCATTCCAACTTTGGGCTGAATACTTAAGTTTTGATCTGAAAACTTTAAAAGCCCTCCCTCAAAATCATCATTTAAATATAAAAATGCTGCATATCTACTTCTAGTAAAAGCACCAGAATTACCATGCTCATCTGTGTTATCAGAATGTTTTCTAGCATATGCACCTGGTTCCCACTTTTGAGTATGATATCCAATTTGAGAAATTATTTTTGGATCAAGATCATGAACACTTGCTACAGCCTCTATAATTCCTTCTTTCATTTGTGAAAAAATGTCAGACGGTAAACCTTCAGCAATAACATATTCATCATCATCTTGTGGAAGAACAGAAGAATAAGATTCATAAAATGATATTGGCATCCAAGTAATTGTTCCAACTTCTGCATGCTTATCTAAAACCCTTACAAGTTTTGCTGCAGTATCAGAATCAATAAAGTTTTCATAAACAACTATATCTTTTGTTAATCTATTTTTGTCTTTTAGGTTCATTGTATTCTCACTCCATTTGGTATTTCATATCTTTGAGGATGATTAATTCTATATTCTTCCATAATTCCTTCTTGCATTGAAAGCCAAGTTTCTTTTCCAAACTCTTTTTCTTTTTCAATCCATTCTTGACTTGCCTCGCTATATCTTTGCCAATACATTCTTGAAAGATATTTATGTTCGCCTGACGGAGCCTTTACTCCATGAAGATAGACTATTCCTTCTTCACTTAAAATATCTGGATGTCCTGAAGGGAAAACCAAAAAATCTCCAGCAGTTGGTTTATATGCATAAAGTTTATTACCTATACAAAAATCAATCTCTCCACCAGAATAGTCGTCATTAAAATAAGCCAATACAGTTATAGCAAACTTATATCCTGGACTAACTATTGGCTCTCTAATAAAGTCAGAATGGTACGTCATTGCCATGTTAAATGACTGAGTTCCCTCAGATATTAAAGATGGATCTTTATGATATTTTGCAATTGATGGACCATAGGCTTTCCATCTCGGGATAGTATTTCCATCTTGATCAACAACTGTTTCATTTAAATTAAAGTCAAACTCATTTGAAAACTTATTCATATAATGATTGCTTACAGAATAAAATCCATTGTATAATTCTTCTAAGAAAAGTTTTTGTTTTTCTTTTGTTTCTGTATCAACCTTTAAATTATCTAAATCAGATAAATTAATTAATGGAGAAATTCCATCTCCAGTAGGGTTTAGGTATTCTCCAAATATAGACCACTTAGACCATTGACTAAATATTCTATCTTCGCTTCCATCAGTAGACTCTTTTAAAATTTCATAATTTTTTTGTGGATCATTAAATACATTTTTATATACAAGTATTTTAGGATATATCTCTACTACTTCAAATAAATTGTTACTCATAGTCCTTTTATACCCTCTCTTGGATTCCACTTAGACATCTCTTCTTCGCTTGGAAAAATTCTATAATATTCTTTATTAAAGTCTGGTTTTACATCTCCAGTATGTTCTAATATTTCCCAAAAAAATGGACACGTATATCTAAAAGAATTTTTAATTTCAGTAACTCCATGAACATAATTCATATCTCCTGGGAAAAAATATGCTGCTCCTCTTTTTGGTTTAAACTGAATTTTTTGATTTGGAAAATATAATTCTCCACCTTCGTAATCATCATTTATATAAAATAAACTTGCTATATCATAATATGGAAAATCATTCGGCATACCAGCATCTGGACCTTGATGTAATTCTTTGTCCGCATGAGGCAGTTGAAACTGTCCTGGATTCCACTTTACAATTGTTTGTCCTGTTGGCTGAACTTTTACTTTAAAAAAATCTTCAATAATTGGTTTTAGTCTTTCGAATAAACCACGAATTACTGGAACAATTCTTGGATCATTTTTATCTAAAGTTGGACCAGATGCTACTCTATCTTTCCAATAATCTGCATCATATATAACAGTTCCATTTTCATTAGCATGACTCTGGGTTACATCCCAAACAGTTATACTTTTTGCTGCATTTTCTAGAAAATCTATTTCTTCTTTTGTCATAAAGTTTTCTAGTTCAATAATATTTTCAGGACCACTTCCAAAAAATCCTGAAGGTGTACTTGATGGTTTTCTAATTACTGTTATCGCATCTTCTGGCTTCATCATAATATTATATCACCTAACTGTATTGTCTTTTACATGAAGCCTTAATGTTTTAACCTCATGATACCCCAAAGATTCATTTTTTTCATTCACTGCATCTCTATACCAATCTGTCCACTGTCCAGAACTATTGACAATCTGTGCTGCCTTACCATATTCCATATTAGCATTATGTCTAGACATATCTTCATCTTTATATTGAAAAATTTCAATAGTTGTATTATTTAAATTAGTTAATGATATAGGGATTATTGTTGCAATAGGAGTTCCTGCTTTTATAACTGTTTCTACATTTGCTTTTTTGGCTTTGATGGCAAGCGGTAATGGATTATCGTAGAACGATGTACTAATTAAATTAGACATTGTTTCAAAATCTTCATTAAAATAATTAACTGGATTAATAGTTAATATACTAACATCTGGGTCTGTTCTAAAAACCAACGAAGTATTTAAACTTATTGACGACTGACCTCTTCCAGCATAAGAACCATTAGGGCTTTTAATATGTACGTGCTGATCTGTTTGATCATTTATTCCATCCCAAGTAAATATAATATCTTCTGTACAAGAAAGATTCCAGCCAATCACATTTGCTTGTGTTACTGGAAAACATCTATATGCATGATTTTCAGATGTTGCATCCATCCAGTCTCTTTTTATAGACATTGGATTAATATTAAATATTCCACCCTGCATTTTTTCAACTGAAATATTAAGCATTATTCATTATTCCATTTTGGATCGTACATATCTGGAGTATGATACTTTTTACTATAATCAAGCATTGTAACAATAGAGTACTTTGTTCCAGAATGAACTGGCATTGCTTGATGTGGGTACATAAAGTTTGATGGAAAAATATAAAGATCGCCAGCCTTTGGCTTTATATTTAAATTTTGTAATCTAAAAAATAACTCTCCACCATCATAGTCATCATTAACATAGGCAACTAATGATACTGTACAGTTATAAGAGAATCCATGATCATGATGTTCTTTAAAGTGTTGTCCTGGGCCATACTTAATAAAATTAAATGCTTCCCAATATTTTAATGGCATTATGTTATAGTCTCTTCTATAATCTTCTACAGCAGGAAACTGTGCATCATAAACATCTTGCCATAGTGCTTGTAGTTTAATTGAATCATCACTTGTATCTGACTCTATATCAGTTTTTTTAAATTTAAAATCAACGCAATCTCTGTATTCTGGCATAAGTTGTTGATATCCAACATATGCTGGATTCCAATGATATCTTTTACCTTCTGGAGACAGTTCTCCAAAACCAGCGACAGATCCTAAAATATTTTCAAGTCTATTTATTACGTCAATTTCTTTTTTTATAACATTTCTATAGCATGTAATTCCACTACCAAGATTTTCTTTATCTGTCCAAGTTGTCATAGTTACTCCTATTTATATTCTCTTCTTGTCCATATTTTACTTTTATATACCCCGCCATCTGGCTGTCTATAAAAGTTTGCGTTATCTACCATTTTAGCATACATCTTTGATTGATCTAAAATGTCAATATTATGTTCCCAATTTTCTCTCTTAAAAGGCAAAACTTGTAAATATGGAGTGCCTGATGGAAGTGTACCTTCCCATCCTTCTGCAATAAAAAATGGGAAACTTCCTAATAAATGAACTTTATCGGAATCTACAATTCCTGTAGTATTCATAAATGGAAGATCAAATCTATTCATTGGTGTCATAAATAAAGCACTATACCCTTCTGGCAATTCTAATCCCCAATCTGGCATCCAGGCAAAATGATCTTTATAGAATCCTTTAGGATGTTCGAATTGTGGCATTGGTGGTCTTGCACTGCAAAAATCCTTAAACTTTGCATCATTAATTTTAACATCAATTGTTCCTCTAGAATTTTTAAAAAATGTTAAGTCACAAGGAGTTTTAAAAACATATCCAGTCATAAAAGCATCCATGATTGCTGGACATGCCTTCCATGTTGGAATTTTGCCGTAGTCATCCGTAGTTCCTTCTTTTGGAAATGGACAAACTTCTTTTGGTGCCTTAAAATATTCTCCATTTGGCATTTTAGCAAATCTATCTGCCTCTTTATACCATTGTGGAATAACATCTTGTGTCGGTACTGGAACAGATATACTTTGTTTATTTAACCACGGTCTAAATGATCTAAATATAGCAACTAAAGACACTATTTGTGTCCTAATTCATTAATATCAGTCATTACCACAACACAATATTTTGATCCTTTAATCATTGGCAATGATGCATGCTCATAAATATAATTAGAAGGACAAAGAAGTATGTCTCCAACTTTTGGAGTATGTGTATATCCATCAAGTCTTGGAAATCTAATTTCTCCACCTTCATAGTCTTCATTTATATAGATGACAGCAGAGACAGTGCAATTATACGCTGGACCATGGTCTGCATGAATATTAAAGTGTTTTCCTTCACCTTCATATTTAACAAAATTAAAGGCTTCATAATATATAACATTTATGCCCCAATATTTTGCATAATCATCTACACAAAATTTTAATTTTTGATATATTTCTTCATGTAAATCAATTAATTCAGCATTATGTTCATCTCTTGGTCCAAGATTTTCTTGCTTGTATTTAAAGTCAACGCAGTCTCTGGCTCTTTTTATAGGTGTTGTTGAATTAGTTACCTGTGCTTCTGACCATTTATACTTTCCATTACCACTTAAGTTAGATTCAAGTATTTTTATATATCTTTCAGAATCTTCTTTAGAAAATGTATTTCTATATAAATTTATTCCTAATGCTGGATTTTCAACTAAAATATTGTTACCTATAGTTCTAGTAGGATATCTGTTTAATGCTGTTTCAGATCTATCTTTTGTAAACCATGGGTTTTCATTTTCATCATATATTTGCATGATATCTCCTCTACTTATATCATATCATACTTTATATCTTATATTATCCCCAAATTGCTTGAGCACAAGACCTGCAAAAAGTATCATAAGATTTTTGAATCATCATTTGATGTTCTAGCCCCATCCATATTTCACTTATTGGTTTTTCTGTAACGTTACCAAATATGGTTTCAAAATCATAGTCATTACAGCATATAATGGTGTCTCCATTAGCATTAATATGAATCCATCCATTTGGCCTACCGCCGACTTCTCGTCCATTATTGCATCCTATAACCTTAGTGCCACCTTTTTTATTACGTGTTTCGATTCCTTCTTTATTGCTTATAATTTCAAAAACATCTAACTGTCCTGCTCTATCTATTAAATGTGGATTAGAATATACCCTCATGCCAGGAAATCTTTCTGTAAATCCTTGCATCATTTTAGCCAACGTGCCATTTTCTGGATCTAAATCATAATCTGGAGAATCTTTTAACTTTGTAATCCAACCTCCATATTCTACTAAAGAATTTTTATTAATTCCATTTACCTGTATAGAAAGTCTGTGAGAAGAGAACATCTCTGGTAGTTGATCAATAGCATACTGAACTTGATCCATTAACTTATCAAACATTTTTACTGGTTTAGTTGTTGCCTTTGCCCACTCTTCTGGATCTGAGGCAGGAATATTAAAACAAATTCCATACACAACATCTTGATATTGTTTAATTATATCTGTTCTATCTTTTGTTAATGGTGTTCCATTTGTAAGAACCATCGTTCTAATATTATTTTTTCTTAATACCTCCAACATTTCTGGGAAATATTTGTAAAGTAAAACTTCATTATAGTGGGCTGTATATATAAAATCGAAAGTATCAGAAACAAATGTTCCTTTACCTGCAACTAATTGATTAATAATATCTTCAAAAACTTCTATTGGCATATTTTTTCTTGCCTGCTCTGGATTTTGTGCATATCTTACTGGACAAAACCAACATCCTACATTACATAATCCATTTGGATCAATTTGAGCCATTGAAATTTTATATGGATATCTCATATTACCACTTTCCTAAAGGACATTTAGCATTTTCTAATTTAGTTTTTGCAATCATAAAACAACCACACTGTTTGCATTGTTTAGTTAAGTGAATCAGTTCTGGACACTCTTTACAGATATTAAGTCTGTCTTGTGCCTTTATATCATCAGTATGCTTTGTTTTTGGATTTAGTATATCTAACGGAGTTACTCCGTTTTTTTCTTTATACTGTTGCCATCTAGATGACACTCTAAAACCCTTTTCTATTTAGATTGATGTAGTGGATGACCTACTGGCCAAACCCAACTTGCATGATCTGGATGATTTGGGTGAGATTGATGCCAAGGGAACAAAACATTATTTCTTTCTTGGCCCAATGAATCTAGTATAATAAATTTTTCTCCATCAAATTTTGCTCTAGGGGAAATAACCCAATATCCATAAGGATAATCTCTTTGATCTACCACAGTAGGGTTGCTTAGTAGAATGCTACCAAAATATTCTGATGTATTTAAATCTTCAATTTTTATACCGTTTTTTAGAAATCTAACAGTAATGCCTTCGTTATTTGGATACTCAGAAGATACGTCTATTACTTGATCATGATTTTTAAACATATCTACATATTGATGGTTAATTCCATTGTCATAAACACATTCTTCATCTATTACCCAAACTAACGGAGTTCTCACATGACCTCTGTCCCAAACTAATGGATCTAGTTCTTTTTCTAAGTCATTATCTGTTATCATAATTTTCTCCTATATTATTTATTATATCATAAATTAGCAACCTGGGCCAACTCCTCCTGAAGCGCACCATGTGCTAGGACTACATCCACCTAAATATTGATACGCTTGGTAGCCTGCACAAGTTCTATTTGAAGAGAAGAACGGTGGGAAGAACGGGAAGAATGGTGGGAAGAACGGCGGGAAGAATGGGAAAAATGGTGGGAAGAATGGTGGGAAGAACGGGAAGAACGGTGGGAAGAACGGGAAGAATGGGAAGTATGGGAAGAATGGTGGGAAGAACGGGAAGAACGGGAAGAATGGTGGGAAGAACGGGAAGAATGGGAAGTAAGGGAAGAATGGTGGGAAGAATGGGAAGAATGGTGGGAAGAACGGTGGGAAGAACGGTGGGAAGAACGGCGGGAAGAATGGGAAGAACGGCGGAGTAGTATTAACTGATGCAGTAGTAGCGCCAACACCAGAACCATTAGCATTAATTGCAACAATAGTATAAGTCTGTGATCCTGGCGAAGTAGCAGAAGGTGTATTATCTGTAGCAGCATAAGATGTTGCAGCAGCAGAAATACCAGTATAACTTGTTCCATCTGATCCAGTAATTGTATATGAAGTTATTGAACTACCACCAGTTGCAGGCGCAGTCCAAGAAATTGTATTTACGTTAGCAGATGTAGCAGAAGCAGAAACACCAGTTGGAGTTCCTGGCACAGTTGTTACCGCAACAGATGCTGATGTTGTTGGGTTTGCTGTACCAGCAGCGTTTGTTCCTCTTACAGTAAATGTATAAGATGTTCCACCTGAAAGACCCGTGAACGTGTAGGATGTTGAAGAACTTCCTGTAGTAACGGTTGTGGTTGCAGGTGTAGTAGTAATAGTATAAGAAGTTGCTGCTGGAGAAGTTGCAGGCAGTGTCCAAGAAAGATTTACGGCACCATTACCAAATGCTCTAGAAGTTCCTACGTCTGTTCCACTTAAACCTGTTACGGCATCTGGTTGTAGGAAGTTATCTTGTGCTGAGGACTTGATACCTCTTTTCTTGCTTGTTGCCATCTTATTCTCCTTTTTCTTATTAAATTATATTATGCTGACAAGTCGCCCATTACTACCCAGGTGTTTGCTGCTCTCTTGAAAAGAGTTGCAGAAGACCACTGTGTTCTTAACTTTAGACCAGGTGTGGCATTAACTGTTGTTGTTGCTGGTGTAGCAGCAGCAATAGTTACTTGACCTGCTCCAGTTTGTAGGATATCAATTGATGTTCCTATTGGGAAGTTTGATGTTGCATCTGTTGGAATGCTTAATGTAATTGCTGAAGCATTATTTAGTTCTACAAGAGAATCTCTATCTGTAAGAGCAACTGTATAAGTTGTTCCAGTTTGAGCATTAATTGTAGTTCTTGAAGGTACGCCCTCTTTTGTTTGAGTTCCATCTGTAAATGCAATTCCAGATGAGGATACAGTTACTGTACCAGTAAATGTTGGCGATGCAAGTGGTGCTCTTGAAGTATCAGTAGCATGTACGTGATCAGCACGAGCAGCAGTTGTTGCAGTACCTACTGCAGCAGTTCCATCCATTACTGGGGTTGTTGAACTAAGTCCAGTGATGCTATTAAATGATGTACCTGTTGCAACACCAATATTTGGCGTTACAAGCGTTGGGCTTGTGGCAAATACTAACGATCCAGAACCTGTCTCATCTGTTACTGCTGAAGCAAGGTTTGCAGATGAAGGTGTTCCAAGGAATGTAGCAACTCCAGTTCCAAGTCCAGATACACCAGTTGAAATTGGAAGACCTGTAGCATTTGTAAGTGTTGCAGATGCTGGTGTTCCAAGGACTGGTGTAGTTAGTGTTGGGCTTGTTAATGTCTTATTTGTTAATGTTTGTGCTGTATTTAAATCTACAGTTGTAGCGGTATTGATGCTAAATGTAGATCCAGATAGTGTTAAACCTGTTCCTGCGGTATATGTACCAGCACCAGAAAATTGTGTGAATGCAATTGCATCTGTTCCTAGTGTAGTAATAACGTTTGTTTGAATCCAGCCAGTCTTTCCATTAACTGTACCGTTTTCTACGAAAATAAAGTCTCCAGCATCTACTTCGCCAGCCTGATTATAATCAGATGCACGAGTTGGTGCACCGTTTGAAGCGACGATGTAAACACCGTTATCTGCTGCTGTAGATTGGTTCTTTACAAGAATTCTATCTCCTGTTGATAATGTATAACCATCAAGAGTCTTGTTGTTATCTACTGCATTTGTAAGATTTACGTTTGCTGTTGTTGCTGCTTTAACTGAAGCATGTACGTTTAATCCAGCAGTTGATGCATCAACATATGCTTTAGTTGCAGCATCTTGATCTGCAGTTGGATCTGCAAGATTTGTAATCTTTTGGCTATTCATTGAGAATGAGCCTGTTGGAGCAGCAAGGTCTGTTACCTTTGAAGTTCTAACTTGTGTGTCAAAGTCAGAAATTGTGCTTGCTGTTTGTGTGCCAGTATGGTTAGCACGAGCAAGAGGATCTGTTGCTAATTTGCTTAATGCAATTGCTGCTGAAGAACTAATATCTCCATTTACAATTGTTCCATCTGCAATCATTGCTGAAGTAACTGTTCCTGTTGGAAGAGTTACTGTACCAGTAAATGTTGGTGATGCAAGATTTGCCTTAAGATCAAGTGCTGTTTGAGTTGCAGTTGAAATTGGCTTATTAGCATCTGATGTATTATCTACGTTACCAAGACCAACCATTGACTTAGATATACCAGAAACTGTTCCAGTAAATGTTGGTGAGGCAATTGGAGCATAAGTTGATGCTGCTGTTGTAGAAGCCAACTTAGAGTCTAACTGAGTTTGAATTGCTGATGTAACACCATCAACATATCCCAATTCAGTAGCAGAAACTGTTGAAGATACTGCTAATTTAGTCCAATCAATTGCTGCTGTTGCAGAGATATCACTATTTACAATTGTTCCGTCTGCAATTTTGCCTGATGTTACTGAATTACTAGCAAGTTTTGCTTCAGTAACTGCGCCATCAAGAATCTTTGCTGTTGTAACAGAATCTCCAGCCAACTTATCTGCAGTTACATTGCTATTAACAATCTTTGCAGTTGTAACTGTATTATCTGTTGGTGTTCTTGTATCTGATAAACGAGCATCATCTGTAGTAACAAGCGCTGCTGTATCAACAATTCCGTGTACATCTGTTGTAACTATACTGTGTGCACTTACTGCATTATCAGCATAATCTTTTGCATCTTGCTCTGCAGTATTAACATATGTCTGAGTTGCAAGCACTGTAGTATCAGCAATACCATGTACATTTGTAGTATCTGCTTCGTGTAAAGATAATGCAGATGCTGCTGCTGTTTGTGCATCAGACGCTTTTCCATCTGCATATGTTTTTGTTGCAAGTGCTGTAGTATCAGCAATACCATGTACGCTTGTAGTGTCTGACTCATGTGAAGATAATGCTGCTGATATAGAACTATCAGCAGAATCTACATAAGACTTTGTTACAAGTGCTGTAGTATCAGCAATTCCATGAATATTTGTTGTATCTGATGCATGTGAAGAAAGAGCACCTAATGCATCATTTTTAGCACCGTCTACATATTGCTTTGTAGATGCATGCATATTTGATGATGGGTCTGCATGTAGAGTCAATGCACCAGTCATTGTATCTCCAGCCTTAGAAACCTTAGTTCCAATGTTATTACTTACTGTAGTTGCAAAGTTAGCATCTGCTCCTAAAGCATCTGACAATTCTTTTAATGTGTTCAATGTTTCAGGGGCACTACTCACAACAACAGCAACTGCAGCATCTACGTATGCTGTAGATGCAACTACGTTATTATTAGAAAGTGGATCTGCTGTATTTGTTGTAGGTGTTCCTTGAAGTGATGGAGAGGTAAGAGTTTTATTTGTTAATGTTTGACTTTTATTAAGAGTTACTACTGTTGAGTCAATATCAAACTGAGATGTTCCAGCATTCCAATCAATACCTTCACCAGCAAGTGTTGATTGATCCACTGTTGCGTTAGAAACTGCATCTGAAACATCGTCTAGAGTTGCAAGGTTTGCTGTGTTTGCAATACCGTGCACGTTTGTGGTATCTGCTGAGTGGGTTGAGAGATTTGTTGCAACAGTTGTAATAAATGCTGGGTCATCGCCAAGTGCTGCTGCAAGTTCATTTAAAGTATCAAGTACACCTGGTGCACCGTCAAGGATCGCATTTGCGTCCACATAATAATTTAGAGCACCCCATGCGGATGATCCGTTACCTATCTTAAATTTACCTGTGTCGGTTTCAAAACCGATTTCACCTGCTGCTAAAATTGGGTTTGCGCTGGTCCACTGTGCTGCGGTTCCTCTGCGCTGTTGCATTCTTGTTGCCATTTATCTCTCCTTGTGGTATTTCTACCGTTTTATTTCTGTGCTTATTATAACATCAGTTTTTAGTTGAAGTTATCTGTTGCGCTACCGCCGTCATAAACCAGAGTCCATGAGTTGGTATTATAAGATCCTCCATCTGTTGGAGAACCTTGTGGGTCATTAAAACTACCGCCAGATACAAATTGAGATACAATAAATCCAGTTCCATCGATAGCAGTATCATGGATATGCTGTGGAAGATTTAATGTATCGTCAATTGAAGCCATGGTAATCCATGATCCAGAATAATAAACATTAACTCTTGATGTTAATGTATCAAACCACAAATCTCCATTATCTGGTGTAGAGGGAGCGGTAGCCCCAACTTCCATACCGCCAACTAATGAATCAACATATTCTTTAGTTGCAGCGTGAGCAGATAATGTAGGGGTTCCTACAGTTACCGTTCCGCCGAACTCACCGCCACCATTGACGATAAGTCCATTTTTAACCTTGAAGTCTTTATTGACTGTTGCCAAGATTACCACTCCCTCTTTTTATTTATTTTGTTATGCTAAAAGTGTACCTACAACAGTAACTGTTGAGTTATTGTTGACAGTTGCTACACGAAGACGAACATCACTACCGTTAACGTCTGCAGATATTGTCATTGCAGATCCATTGGTACCGACCATTGCATATTCTGTGATTGCAACATTATCTGATGTATCAAGAGTTAAAAGAACTTCTGCTACATCTGTATGTGTGCTATAGGCAGTCTTAACAAGGAACTTTGCAGTTCTATATGAAGACTTTGCCCATGAGTATGCTGTAATTGTTGAAGCATTTGGAACTGAAGTTGTTGCTGCTACCTGCTTTGCAAGAGAGTTAACTTCAACTGCTGTAAAGTTTGGAACAACTGCTTCAAGTGCATCAACTGCACGAGCATCTGTAAAGTAAAGGTTTGTTGTACCTTCTGTAAGATCATCAGTTGTAGAATCTGCAACACCGTTTTCTGCGGTAATTGTAAGATTATTTGATCCATCCTTTGTAATTATAATGTTTGTCTTAGTAGCATTTGCAAGAAGAGTTGCTGCTTCTGCCTTTGCACGGGCTGCAGTGTAATAAAGGTTTGTACCCTCTTCAATGTCAGATGTTGTAAGAGCATTAATTGCATTATTAATTGCATTATTGCGATCAGTTACTTCATCAGAAACTAATCCATCAGCATAAGATTTTGCAGCATTCTCTGCTGAAAGAGCAACGCCATCTGCATAATTTTCATATGCAGTTGTAATTGCAATCTCACGAGTATCTGTGTAATCGTTAGCATCTGAAAGTGCATTGCTTGCTGCTGTATTAGCATAATTCTGATAAGCAGTGGTAATTGCAGTTTCACGAGTATCTGTGTAAGCCTTTGC